TACTTACAGGCGATCCTGCAATTATTGGTGTTGCGTGTTCAATAGTTTCTGATATAACAAATGGAAAATATAAATTATTAAAATGGGACAAACAAGAAAGAAGATATTATCCAGTTGAAATTGATTTATATAATAAAACTTGACAATGAAAAAATAAAAACATATATAGAAAGGATAGAAAGATTATGACAATAGATTTTGAAAACGATAGAATGCAATCGGTGGAGCAAATAGATTCCGCTAAAAAATTATCTGATAAGGTAATTGAATTAAAAGATTTAGAAGATGAAATTTTAAATGCAGAAGCATCTATAAAAAAATTAAAAGAAAAAGCATTACAATTATCTGCGGTAGAAATTCCAGCAATGATGGATGAAATGCAAATTACAAAATTAAAGCTTAAGGATGGCGAATCAGTAGAGATCAAAAAAATCTACGGCGCATCTATTCCTGTAGATCAAAAGGAAGAAGCTTTTCAATGGCTTCGTAACAATGGCCTAGGTGACCTCATTAAAAATGAGATTACCGTTACCTTTGGTATGGGCGAAGATAACAAGGCGGTATCATATGCCGACCTTGCACGAGGACACGGATTTGAACCAACTCAAAAAGTTGGAGTAAGTCCAATGTCACTCAAGGCAATGGTCAGGGAGCGACTTGAATCTGGACAAGACGTTCCTGCTGACCTATTTAAACCGTTTGAGGGTAACCAAACGAAAATAACAAGAAGATAAGGAGAAACGAGAAAATGGAAACGAGAAACGAGACGATAGAAACGAGAAACGAGAAACAAATAGTAACAAAGAAGACAGCAGGTCTTCCATCAGCATCATTATTTGAGGCAGATGCACATTTAGGTTTTGAAAATGTGAAGACAGAATCACTGGCTCCACCTATTTTAAAACTATTACAAAATGGTTCAGCTGAAGCTAAAAAGATGAATCAAAATTTTGTTGAAGGTGCAGAGCCTGGAATGATCTTTAACACAATCTCTAAAAAATTATATGACGGTACAAAAGGAATAAGTGTTGTACCTTGTCATTATAAATTAGAGTATCAAGAATGGTCCGATTACGGAACAGGTTCAGGTAGACCAGAAATGATTTATCCTGATACTTCAGACATTCTTTCTAAAACTACAAAAGGAAATGACGGAAGGGATAGATTACAAAATGGTAATTATATTTTAACTGTTGGTCAACATTTTGTAATTGTTGTGGATGGAGAAAATTTTGAACCTGCAATGATTTCAATGAGTTCATCTCAAGGTAAAGTTAGCAGAAAATGGAACGCAATGATGATGTCTATTACTTTAGACGGCAAAAACGGTCCATATACTCCACCTTCATTCAGTCATATCTATAAACTTACCAGTGTAATTAACACAGGTAGAGGAGAACAATGGTATGGATGGAATGTACAAAAAGTAGGACCTGTAGAAAATGCAGCTTTATATGAAAGAGCTAAAAAATTCTACAATAGTTTTTCTAAAAAATAAGTTTCATTCCGTCCTGTATGAAATGGGTGGCCCTGTTATAAGGGCCGCCTATAAAAAAAGGTAAATATGGTAGAAATAAAAAAGTTTAAAAAAATATTTGAAGGATCATATAATGCATATGGTCAAACTAGAAAGACAGAAGAATATGATGAACGAGGTAAACATAAAACCAAATCTGTCATAGTTAAACAATCTGTTACTGATCAAATGTGGTCAGATCATTTATTAGGAACAGATCCTGCATTAGGGATTATTCCAATTAATGAAGACAGTAAATGTAAATGGGCTTGTATAGATATAGACGTTTACAATTTAAATCATAAAGAATTAATAGATAAAATTAAATTAAATAAATTACCATTAGTAGTATTTAGATCAAAATCTGGAGGTGCACACGTATTTTTGTTTACAGAAGAATTTGTACCTGCAGCATTATTTAGAAATAAATTAAAAGATATAGCAGCATTGTTAGGTTATGCGCGATCAGAAATATTTCCAAAACAAAATCATCTTAATAAAGAAAGAGGGGATGTAGGTAGTTTTTTAAATTTACCTTATCATAAGGCTCATCAAACATTAAGATATGCATTTAATTATGATGGAAATGCTATGACCATAGAAGAATTTTTTAACTATTATGATCAAATAGTTTTAACAGAAGAAGACTTGGTAGAATTAAAAATAAAAGAAGATAAACCTGAAGATACTGATTTATTAAAAGGTGCACCGCCTTGTTTAAAAATGTTGGCACAAGAAGGAATACCAAACGGACAAAGAAATAATGCAATGTATAACTTTGGTGTGTATGTTAAAAAAAGATTTCCTGATAATTGGGATACCAAAATATTTAATTATAATGATAAGTATTGCCAACCACCTTTAGATAAAAAAGAAATAGATATATTAATTAAATCAATAAGTGAAAAAGCTTATCAATATAAATGTAAAGATGAACCTATTGCATCTTTCTGTAATTCTAAAAAATGTATTAAACAAGAATTTGGTGTGGGAGATGATTTTTCTCCTGGACTAGAAATAAAAGAAATACAAAAATATACATCTAATCCACCTATTTATTATGTAACAGTAGGCGAAGGTATAGTTGAAGTTGGTGGAGCAGATCTACACGAACCAGATAAGTTTTCATTAAAATGTTTAGAACAAATTAATCAAGCAATGTTACCTGTAGCTAAAGTAGTTTGGAGAAAACAAATTAACAAATTATTAGAAAAATCTATACCAATAGAAGCACCAGAAGTATTAAAAGTGGATAATCAATTAAAAGAATTACTTATTGAATTTGTATCAAGAGTTAATGGTAAGAAAAAAGAAGATATTAGAAAAGGAGTTCCTTTCACTGACAAAGGAATAACTTATTTTAAATTTAAATCTTTTTGGAATTTCTTATTAAAAAGTAAATCTTGGAATATAAAGTATGAAGCAACTATGAGAATGTTAGAACTATTGTTTAAAGCAACAGAAGAAACAACTTTATTAGATGGTAAGAATACAAGACATTTAATTATAAAACAATTAGAAATAGATAAACCAATTATTAGGAAAGATAATATTAAAGATGCCCCATACAAATAGAATTATAATTCCTGGTCCACCTGGAACAGGTAAGACTTTTACATTAACTAAGTATTTAGAAAAAGAATTAAAAGAATATAAAACAGATCCACAAAAAATAGCCTACATATCTTTTAGTAATGCTGCAGCAAATGAAGCCCAAAGAAGAATTAATCACAATTTATTTCACATAGGTACGATGCATTCATTAGGTAGTAATGCATTAGGAATTAATACACAGACTCAATTATTAAAAGGAAATAAATGGAATACTTTTAAAAACTATTCACAAATATGTAGAGATTTATCTTTTGAATCTAGAACAAATGAATTTGGTTATGTTGAATATACTAACCCACATATGAAAATTATTGAATACGCTAGATCTCGTCAAATAACTATAGAAGAATCAGCAATTGATTTAGAGTTATATCAAACTGTTGAAGTTAGTTTGACTGAACAAATAGCAGAACATTTAAAAACTTATAAAGAACATACTGGAATGATTGAGTATTACGATATGATTGCACAATTTGTTGAAAAGAAAAAATGTCCTGACATAGATATTGTTTTTTTAGATGAGGCACAAGATTTAAGTCCGTTACAATGGAAAATGTTTTTTTACATAGAAGAAAATTGTAAACGATCTTACATAGCAGGAGATGATGATCAAACCATTTACACATTTCAAGGTGCTGATCCTAGTATCTTTATTAACTTAAAAGGAACAGTTGATGCACAAGTAAAATCAAGAAGAGTGCCTAGAAAAATACATAAGTTAGCTGAGTCTATTTTTCCTTATATGACGGAGAGACTAGATAAAAAATGGGAACCTAGAGATGCTGAAGGAAATGTTTATCAAGATATTTCATTAGAGGATTTGGATCTATCTACGGGTAGATGGATGATATTAGCTAGAACAAATAAAATGTTAGATGAAATAAAAGAACATTTATATAGTTTAAATTTAAGATTTGATGCAAAAATTCAAAATTTGTTACCGTTAGATATGGTCAATGCTTACAGAGTTTGGGATAGATTAAACAAAGGTGCGAAGGTTAATAAAAAAGATGTAAAAGATTTATGGCAATATTTAAAAACTGAAGTTCACGTTGCAAGAGGTTTTAAAGACGAGAAGAAGTTAGAACCTATCATCTCGGTTGATATGCAAGAATTGAGAGAACAATACGGGTTGCGAGCGACGGGGAGCTGGGAGCATTTAAATTTTCCAGAAGAAAGTAAAATATATATAAAAAATTTATTAGAATCTGGAGATGATTTAATGCACGATGCAAGGATAAAAGTATCTACAATACACAGTGTAAAAGGTGAGGAATGTGATAATGTTGTTTTATATACTGATTTAGAAAGAATTATATACGAATCAGCATTAAAAAATCCAGATCCAGAACATAGAACTTTTTTTGTAGGTGTAACAAGAGCAAAAGAAAATTTATATCTAACACAATCAATATCAGATTATCAATATAACATAGGAGGACCAATAGTATGACAACAAAAGATATGTTTGAAAAAGCATTTCCACAAGAAAAACAGATAGGCGGGAGTCACTATAAATCGTTTCACATACAACCGTATGAATTTATATCTAAAAATAATCTCAGCTTCTTTCAG